ATCAATATTATGTATTTCCATCTTAGATAGTGTGGAAGTTTCCTTCAAATCCTGAATGATGTCAGTGAGAGTTTCAGCTGTCTGAACTTCCTTTTTGTACTTATTCCCTATTTTTAATACTTTCTGGCCAGCAGAGTGTGCTGAGGTCAAGTGATTGGTCTGTTGTATGTACTTTCTAACATTGGTTATCTCCCTGTCCAGAGATTCAAAGCTATTGTGCCCTTTTTCTATTTCAACCCTCATCTGTTCTAATTTATCGTACTGTTTGGTCATTGGCTCCACAAACTCAAGGTGGTGCAGTTTTAACTCAATCTCATCCAGATTTTCTTTGGTCAACATGAGAGTAGTTTTCCCCAGCCTGACTTGATTGGATAATTTTCCTAGAGTTGTATCAATTATATTCAGGTCAACTATTTCATTCAATTGTTTGCTTACTTCTCCCGGGGAAATCCAGAACCAGTAAGGAGCGTCAAATTGAAACTGGAAATTCAACTCTGCCATGTTAAGGAATTGCTGAACCTCTTCCGGGACATCTGTACCAAATGCTTCCAGTACCTGCCCATTGACTTTATAGTTGTTTACACTCTTTCCTCTTTTTCGTGATACTCTTCCTTTATCAGTTTTGATTCCTACAAAGGCATCTTCATCTTCATCTCTTAAAAATGAATCACCCCGGGGTCTATTTAAGACCAACCATTTGATTGCCCTGATGATTGAACTCTTCCCGGTATCAGTTGCACCAGTAAAGGATGTGATATGAGGATCCAGCTTGGCTGAGAATTTCTCATGAGCTTGGAAGTTCTTGATTAGTAGTTCTTTGATCACTTCTTCTTCCCTTTCCCCTTCTCTTTATTTATCCATCCACATTGGGAACACATAAACACTTTGAAGAAATCCTCCCATTCCACGGTCTTTTGTCCTGAGCAGCTCTTACAATTGCTGGCTTGAAGTTCTTTAATCATTTTTCTTCCTTCGTACTATTATCTGTTTTCTCCTATTTTTAATATCAGAAGGAGTAGCATTGGATGGTATCTTAAATTTTGTCCAATTACAAATTTCTTTAACATCATTTGGGAGCACATTTATTAGAAATTGATCAAGCTTGGTAAGATAAAACCTGATCTTACATCCGTTTTTTAATTTAACAATCCCTCTGCTATGAGGAATGCTTTTCAATTCAGGTATCCGTTGGGCAAAAGAGAAAGGAACCATTACAACAGCATTTCGTCTGTCTCTTTTTACAATCAACATCCAGAACAATGATTCTGCGTCTTTAGTATCTTTTAATACCTGACATAGAAACTGATCCCACATTTGTTGAGCAGCTGTATCCGGTTTATCAAACATGTCAAAGAAAGTTGATTTGGAATATCCTCTTTTTAACTCAATTGTGAAAGTATCCACAAGTAGTTGTCCAATAGGATCTGTTGCTTGAACATCTCCATACTGGCCAAACGTGGATTGACCAAATTTACTTCTTTGGGTTGCTCTTCCTCCACTTGTGCTTGTTCTCCAGAACACATCATCCCTTTTTCCTTCTGTCCACCATAAGGACAATTGTTTGCAGATTTCTCTTTCAAATGAGCTTCCTTTTGCCATATGCCCTCCTTGGTTTTCCTTTGAATTCACCTTTAAAGAAATTTATCCATTTCGATTTTCTTGAATCTTTTAAATAACTTAGTATATCATAATGTTTACAAAAGCTGAAAAAGACATTTGAATTGTATTCCGGCTCCTCTATGAAAACTGGTTTTGTTTTTTCATGAGGCAATATCACTAACTCACCCCATTTCTTTATTTCCTCTGATCCTTCACTAATAGTCTTGAATTGTTTAAGATGAACAGGCAATTCTGTTCTAAGATATTTGATTGCCCCTTTTTCTCCAATGCCCTTCAATCCGGGTACATTATCAGTAGCACACCCGGCCATGGCCTTTACTAATCCCCATTGTTTCGGAGTAATACCCTTCAGATCTCGAAATGATTCTTCAGTCATTAACAGATTACGCTGAGGATCGTACCAATTAATGAATTTGGTAATGCACTGATACAAATCCCCATCTGATGTAATGATGATTGCTTCTTCTTCCATCTCTGTAAGTTGTTTTGCAGCCATAGCAATCAAGTCATCTGATTCCAAACCAATCTGTCTATATACGGGTACACCCATCCGGGGAAGTGCCTTGTTTTTTAATATATCTATTTGCTTGTACATAATTTCAAGTTGTTGTTGCTCCTCTTCAGTACGTTGTTCCCTCCTCTTTTTCTTGTATTCAGGATATTCACGGTTGCGCCAACTCCTCCGGGAGTCAGTAAAGATCAGAATTTTATTACTGGATACAGCCGGACATTTGCAAATGGAATAGAGCTGTTCAAAGAACCCATACAGTACTCCGGTTGGTATATCCTCTGTTTCCAATTCTCCGGTGGAATGCAGTGCCCTATGAGCAAGGAAAGAAAGGTCTATGAGTACCCATTTCATTCTAGCATTCTCCATATATCCAACGACCCAGTAAAGCCTAGTATTATTTCTCCCGCAATATCTAAAACTTGGACAACCCTTCCATTGTATACATATTCTGTACTTCCTGATTTGATTGTGATCTCCTGTTCTACATCCATTTGTTTTTTTAATTCCTTATATGATTCTAAGTCATAAGGAATTTTTATTTCTACAAAACAATCCTCAGTTGATCCTGAAGTTATAGGAAATGTTGTGAATGGTATTATTTTTAATTTGTCATCCCCCTTGAAAATGATTGCTGGTTTTTCCATTAATATCTCTTTTTCCTTTTTAATGCTGATGCTTTTCTGATTTCTTTCCAACATCTGCCTGTTTTTCTTTGGAGGTGTTTCTGCAAATCGTTTTCTTCAATATAGTCAATTAATTTTTCTCTGGGCAGATTTATATTAAATCCTTCAGCATCAATTGTTTTTCCAGTTTTTTTCCACCAACCTTCATCCACGAGATAATCAACACAGGAACCTGTATCATCAATACCGTATGAAGGGTATATGGCAGTAACAGCATCATGCAGTTCTCCTGTGACTCTATTCTTTGTTTTCGTTTCCAATTTGATATGATTTCCTATATGTCTAAGTTTTCCCTTGATTGTTTTCTTAATTTTTTTAAGCACACTACTCCAGATTATTGTAGTAGCATAAAATATTAATGCTCTTCCTCCTGATCTTGTTTTCTTCTCAAAGCCAAATCCAATATTGTCTCTGGTTTGAGATATTACTATTAGAATTGAGTTTATACCTTTTAAACCTTTTCTCATTTTTCTTATACCTTCGGAATTCTTTTTTGCTTTTCCATCACCATAACTTCCTGGTACCTTTTTGCCTTTACGATAAGCATCTTTATGTTCTTCAAATTTGGCAACCTCAGCCGCACTGGATAATCCATCCATACTGTCAAGTACATATATAAATGGTTTACCTTCTTTTATTGCGTCATCTAAATTATAATAAAACTCTTCTATTGAAAAAGAATACTTTGGCTCCTTCTTTTCCCAAGCAGGTGGTTCAATTCTTTTTTCTACTTCTTTGTTGAACAGTTTTTCTAAATCCATTAGCATTCCATCTTCAACATTATCGTATATCAGACGGTAATTTTTAAATGTTGGGTGGCGTAAAGCTTCTGCAAAACAGGTCATAGATAGAAATGTCTTGCCACTTGCAGAGTCTCCTACCAAATAATAATAATATCCTTTTAAGAAAGCTCCATACGGATTATTAGAACATATCAAGTTTAGTAATGTTGATCCAGATGGAAGCAGATCTTCAGTTTTGATTTTAGGTTCTTTTTTCTTCTCAAGAGGTTTGTCAGCCACCTCTTCAACCTGTTTTGTTATTCTGGTAATGTTAATTTTTTTCATTTATTTTCCTTCTAAAAATAGGTGGTGAGGCGGTTGTTTCATTCCGCAAGGAATTCCGAGTCTGTTTAACTCACCCATTACTCACCACCCAAATCAATCAATCACTATTCATCCCAATCATCATCCCAATCATCTCCATCCTCTTCCTTTTCAGCATCATCATTGGCTTTAGGCTCTTCATTTTCATCCCAGTTGTCCTCCTCCGGTTCTTCCTCTTTTTCTGGTTCAGGCTCCTCTTCCTCTTCTTTTTTTACTGGGAGGTATCCTTCACCTTTACAAGGTTTGCATTCTCCACCTTTAGATGCTTTTCCAGAACCTTCACAAGCCTTACATTCCACTTCATCATCTTCCGGTTCTGGTGAATCTTTATCTACAGGTTCATCTTCTGGATCATCATCCCAATCATCTTCTTCCTCTTCTGGTTCTGGTTTCTTCTTCAGTTTCCTCTTTGGCTTTTCCTCTTCCTCTTCCTCTTCTTCTGGATCATCCACATCAAACTCTTCTTCAGTTTCCGGTTCTTTTTCTTCTTCTTTATCATCCCCTTCAAGGAACAAGGCTTCAATCTTTTCAGAAGGAAGGACATTGAGAAGATCATCCAAATCCATTACCTGATCCAGAATTTCCTCTTCATTCATTTCTTCCCGGTCTCTAAACTTGAAATCAGTTGCCTGAAGATAGGATTTCCCTTGGTAGGATTTTGGACTGAATCGAACTTTGAGCAACCTTCCACCTTTATCAACTTGATAAAAATCTAGGTGTTCATCATTTTCCTCTTCCTGAAGTTCCTCACGAAGCACTTTGTCAAACTTTCCATAGGACATAATAAACACAGTAACCTGTTCTGAATCATCAGGATGAAGGATATTCATTGCTACAAACCGTTGAGGGTAAAGTTGGTCAATGGTTTCTTTGTATCTATCCTTGTCTTTCTTTTTCAGTTTATCTGCCTCTTCACATATACAGCATTTCTTCCCGATTGTTCTAGGGCAAACAATTGACTGACCTTTTGTCCCAACGCCATGGTGAACCCCAAAGTGAGTCCTAAACCACAACACTCCTGCTTCAATTCCATCCTCAGGATGGTTTTTAGTCGTGACTTCATAAGGGAGGATATCAATATTGAATCGTCCTTTCTTTTCAGGAGCCCATGTTTCAATTCCATCAGGAAGGTTGAACCAATTACTAGCACCGCCTGAAAAGGCCATTTGCTGTTTGGTTTCCTCCTTGCTTAATCGTTTTGGTCGTTTTTTCTTACTCATCATTTTTCCTTTCTTTCCATTCTTCCATTGAGCGCATTATAGCTCTGGTCAACATTCTTGTAACAACATATAACCAGAATGTAAAAAGTGCGCCTAATAGACTAAATTTAAAAAGTGTAATTAAATTATTCACGATTTCCTTTTGATAACCTTTCTTGTCCTCTTTACCATTTTTTCATTGGTCTTTACTCCTCTCTTTTCTTTGACTTTTTCCCAATATTCATCTGGTGTGTGTGGTGAGTTTGGTCCTGCAAAATATTCTCCTAAATATAATTCAATAAGATCTGATAGCTTTTTACTCCTCTGCCGCAATGCTTCTTTGGCATCAAGGAGAAGATCGTGCTCACCTCTTGCTTTGCTGCATTTTTTAAATGCTTCTTCATAGTTGGGATGGACTTTTACAGCTTCTTTTATTGAACCTTCAGTAATTTTAGTAACCCCAAATGATCCTGGTTTTTCTCTTATCATCCGGGACAATTTAGATTCAGTCACATCTAGGTTCAACTTAGCAGTATCCCATGCTTCACGTGCTTCTCTTACAATCTTGGCCCATTTGAAATATAACTCTGATTGAAGAGCTGTTTCAACCTCAAGATTTTCCAAATCAATTTTTAAATCTTCTGCAAATTCGTTTTCTTCCATAGTGTTTTCCTTTATATTATTATCTGTTTCAGCTGTTAAATTTCTCCATGAATAGCTTCATAACTGGATCGTACCAATCCATTTTCTTTTGAATTATAAAAAGGCTCTTCAAAACAAGTCAATACATGGTATGCTTGATGATTCTTTCCCTTTAAAAGAATGGCTTTACAATAACCCATTACTGCCCATCTCAATGATTCAGGATCTGCTTTCAATCCTTTCAGAATTTTCGCTACAAACATCCATTTCTTTTTTTGAATTAATGCTCTACAAAGTTCAATTCCTTCTCTTTGCTCCTCCTCCTGCTTTGCTATTGCCATGGCTCTTTCTTCTTGTGGGATGTTTTTTATCTTGTCTAACATTACCAAGGCACTTCTGGCTGATCCTTCGGAGGCATCAATTATATCTTCTGCTACATCATCATCCAACTCGATTTTTTCCCTTTTGGATACTCTCTGAAGCAACTTCAATATATCTCTTGAATCCAAATATTCCACAGGCATTTTACAACATCTGGTTCGGATTGTTTTAATCAACTTTTGAGGGTCTGTTGTACACAGAAGGAAATAAACATGGGAGGGAGTGTCCTCAAAGATTTTAAGAGCTGCATTCATACCAGCAGAGGACATCTGATGAACTTCATCCAATAACCAGATCCTGCATGGGCCATTAACAGCAGCCAGTGTCATTGTTTGTCGAATTTCCCGGATTGTATCTATACCCCTGAAATCAGAACAGTTCAGCTCTTGAAAATCTATATCACCACATCCCAGTTCCTTTTTGACTATTCTGGCCAGAGTTGTTTTACCACAACCAGATGGGCCATGAAAAAGCAATGTGTGGGGAAGGGTCTTGCGTTCAATCATATTTTTTAGAGCTGTAACAGTTGAAGTGTTACCTATTACTGTTTTAAAGCTCCTTGGTCTGTATTTCTTATAAAGTTCCTTCATCCTTTTTCCTTCCTCTTTTTTCCTTCCTCTTTGATTTTGCGTAGTTGAATTATGAGCATTGTTCCTCCAATCAAAAGAAGTCCACCCCATGTAATCCAGAGTGGAGCGGTTATCCACCACCATGACCAGTCAATCACCTTACACAATTTCAATACAAGGAATACCAGAAACAAAGCTGTGCTCAATCCTATTCCCCCACTTGAATTAGAATCACTCATCCTTTTTCCCTTCTTTCTTCTTTTCTTGAACAACGGCAAATCCAAACACTTTTAAGAAGTCTATCAATTTACAAGACCTCTCTTCAATCAATCCATCAGGCCTGACAATTTTAAGGGATACTTCTTTGTAGCTCTGTTTCGTTTTTAAAGTTTTATTCATTGCCTGATTATAATTATTTAAGTTTACTTGTATATCAATTAAATGTATCATTTTATTCATCCTCTGTTATAGAAAAAGCTCCAGGTTCCATGTATATGGAAATTTCATATCTTTGCATTGGATCATCACATCTGCCTGTTATTATGAATTCAGCTTTTCTGTTTACACATTTTTCCATTTTATCCAATATGTTTTCTATTTCCAAAGACTTCATTATGCTCATTTTGGTTCGTTCTATTTCAAGGTAAGTAACAGCTTTTGTTTGATGTGTTGAACTTTCACCTTCAACACATTTTCTATATAGATTATAAAACCATTCTAAAATATTCATTTTGGTATCTCCATATCTTCCTTACATGCCCAATTTCCTCCCACTGAACAAACCTCTGCTTCAATACTCAAAGGAACATTTATCCACGGCCATTCTTTCATAAGCTGTTTTGTCATAATATCCTGAGCAAGAACTAAAAAATCACCCATTTCCTCCGGTGGAACATCAGCCAAAATACTATCATGGATCTGTCCTATTATCAATGTCTTCATTTTACGTTTTTTGATTTCTTTTACTAACCTAATCAATGACCATAGTAAGCAATGAAAAGCAGAGCCTTGAACCGGATAATTTATCACTTCATTCCGTTTCATATAACCTTGACAAATAAATCCTGTTTTGGTTAGCATCCATCCCTTGTCAAGATATTCTGAATACCACTTCCTCTTCCATTTGGCATATATCGGAAAACGTTCTTGCCAAAATCTTTTCTCAACCTGTTGGATATGTTTTTCAAATGTTCCTTTCCGTGGTCTTTCATCCGGGTCTAAATCTCCCAGTTCATTTATTCCCTTTTTTGTTAAATGTTCTTTAAGGGGTGTTCCCTTTTTCGTTTTTAATTCCCATGTGGTAATGGCTTCCCATAAATCTCTTGCACAATCAATATACCAATCA